GGTCACCGGCTCGTGCGTCCTGCTCGGTCTCGACGTCAACGACGACGCCTCCGGAACCGTTCACGTTCACATTCACGCCGGGACTGACAACACCGGTCCGCTGGTGGCGTCGGCGGTTCCGGCGAACGGCAAACACGAAATCTTCTGGTTCGGTCCGAGCGGCGTGAAGTGTGACGGCGGTATCTACGTCGACGTCACTTCCGGTACACCTACTGGTTCGATCTTCTACCGGTGAGGTGATCTATGACTTGGACCTACGGCGGCGACCCGTCCGCGAACGCTCGTGACGCGATCCGATTCCTCATCGGTGACACCGACACCACCGACCAACTGTTGACCGACGAGGAGATCGCGTGGGTCAACTCGGAAGCGTCCGGAACGTCGACCGGAACGACCGCGCTCTATGACGCCGCCTACCGATGCTGTCTAACGATCGCGTCGAAACTCGCGCGCGAGGCCGACAAGCAGATCGGCGACCTGTCGGTCTCGATGAGCCAGCGGGCGAAGGCGTACCGCGAGCAGGCGGCATCCCTGAAGGAACTGTCCGGACGCGAGGGCGGTGTCCCGATCCCGTACGCGGGCGGCATCACGATCTCGGACAAGGACATCGACGAGGAGAACTCCGACATCTTCCGGTCATGGTTCTCGTCCGGACAGTTCGAGAACGTCCGCGACGGCGGACGCTCGCAGACGATCCGTGGCGTCCAGTATTTCGGTCCCGGGGCTGACTGACCATGCCCGCGTCGACGGCGTTCCTGACGGCGCTCAAACCGCTCGCGACACGCGCGGTCAACATCAAGGTCAGGTCGTCGCTCAATAACTACGGCGAGCCGCAGTACGCCGGGTCCGCGACCGAGTACGCCGCGTACATCGAGAAGGTGACGCGCTCGAACTCGGACCTCGAACGCGACGAGCAGGTCATCGAGTACAAGGCATACGTCCCGTCGTCGACGCTGTCGCTCGGGATGGACGACGAGATCGAGTTCCCTGACGGCTCGATCCGTCCGATCGTCGAGATCGACGAACGCTGGGACGAGCACGGCAAGCAGTTCGTCGTCATCTCCGTCGGATCGGGGCGCGGCTAATGGCGAAGCGTGGCGGCGTCGAGATCAGCGTCCTCGGACTACGCGAACTCGCTCAGGCTATGGAGGCGAACTCGCGTGAGATGACGCTCGCAGTCGGTCGAGCGCTGAACGATGCGGCGATGGCGATCGGCGACGCCTCGCAGGACCTCGTCCCGATCGACACCGGGAACCTCAAAGGCTCGATGAACTACGAACGTCGAGGTCTCACGACGACGAGCCCGGAGATCGAGATTCGGTACGGCACTCCGTACGCCCTGTACCAGCATGAGAAACTCGACCTCTCGCATCCGAGTCGAGCCCGAGGCGGTTCAGGTCCGACGGCTCCCGGGACCGAGGGCGGCTCCCCGAAGTACCTTGAGTTCCCGTTCCTTGAGGAGACGTCGAGGTACCCGGCGAAACTCGTCGAGCGTATTCGCGCTCACTTCAACGTCGTGCGCGCGAGAGGGACTGGCTGATGGCAACACTCGACGACATCGGGGCCTACCTCGCCGCGCAGGTCGGTTCGCTAACGCTCGGCACGAACCTGTTCCTCGGTCGCCTCCCCGACGACCCTGACACCTGCGTCGCCCTGTACGAGTACGGCGGTGAGACGCCGGTCTCCGTTATGGGTGGCGACGCGATGCCGCCGGTCGAGCAACCCCGGATTCAGGTCAACGTCCGCGCGCCCGGCTACTCGTCGGCGAACACCCTCGCGCTCTCCGTCTGGACCGCGCTCGAAGCGGTCCTCAATGAGACGCTGTCCTCGACCCGCTACCACCGGGTCGCCGCGATTCAGTCACCGTTCCCGCTCGAACGCGACTCCGCCGACCGCGTCATCTTCGCGCAGAACTACCGAGTCCAGAAGGCGACATGACGATCCCACCGGACCCGTACGCGGAGATTCGGTCGAAGCCCGAGTCGAAGCGCAAGACCCGCCACAAGGTTCGATGCGCGAACTGCTCTCGGCTCCTCGCCGAGATCGTCACCGCGCCGTGGCTGATCAAGTGCTCACGCTGTAAGGCGGACAACCAGTCCGACCCCGGCGACCGTTAGAGATTCCACGGACCCCAGCCGGAGTTCTCCCAGATCGCGAGCGCGGCTCGGAGGTTGGTCTCCGGGTCGAACAGTTCGTCGCAGTCGTCGAGGACACCCTTCGTCTGAAGCCACCCGTCCGGCCAGTACGTCGACGGTCGGCACCAGAACTGGTTGATCTGAACGAGACCGTTCGAGCCGCCGACCGGGTCGTCCGGGTTGTGCTGATCCGGACGGCACCTCGACTCCCGGTACACCGCATACGAGAGTTTCGGGAGTTCGTCCTCGGGCCAGCCGACCTCGACGGCGAGCGGCATCCATTCGTCGCACCGCCAGTCGGGAGCGCTCTCCCGGTGCGGCGGTAACTCCTCCGCCCGTATCAGGCTCCTAGCAGGCCGAGGCTGAGGATCAGGGTGTGTCCACGGTATCGGGACCGTCGACGTCGTAGCGGGCGCGAGAGGCGCTTCTACAGGGTTCTCCGGGGGAGCGGAGAACTCGTCGAGTGGAACGTCGTGCGGGGCGGAGACTGGGGTACTTGTGGGAGATACCTGAAAGGAGGCTCCAACCCCGCACGACGAGATCAGGCTAACGGCGGCGGACGCCGCGAGTAACACACGCATGGTGTTTCTAGGTTACAGGATGATGACGGTCAGACGTCGTCGGCCCAGTTCGCGGTCGAGTTCCCGTCGAGGTACTGCGCCGCTTGCCGGAAGGTGTCGCACTCCTCGATCAGTCGCTCGATCTCGCGAGCGGCTTCTTCGAGGAGCGTTGCGATCGAGTAGTCGACGCCGTGACGATTCTTCCTGAGTCGTTCGAGGATCGTGGTCATAGTCGCTCCCGAGGGAAGTGTAGTTCATCGGTATCCGTCCTATCGTAGGTTACTGAAACGACCCGGGGAGGACCGTCCACGCTCCGGCGGGCCAACCGTGGTGGGACGCTTCTCGGAAGGCGAGGTGGACCTGCCCGTCGGCGTACACCTCGATCAGAACCTCGCCGTCCGGGAGTCGAGCGTCGATCGACTGCGCGTCGACCTTCGTCGAGAACCCGGGAACCGGCGTCGGCTCGTCGAACGTCGTGCCACCGCTCATTAGTCATCCTCCTCACAGGTCGGGGAAGGCTTATCGTCGACATCGCCCTCGTTCTCGCGGAGACGTTTCCGCTCGATGTCGGCGTACTCGATCCAGTCGAAGTCGCTCATGTCAGTTGTCCTCCTTCTTCCACGGGGACAGGACCTCCTTCTCCTCATGTTTGCGTCCCATGTCGTAGGCGATAGAACGCAACGTGTAGGGATGGTCGTATGTCATGCCGAACATGCTGAACGCCTCACGCCTACCCAGCAGGTAGATGCGAGGGTGAGCGATGATGGCTAAGTAACGCTTCATGTCAGTTGGTGTCCTTTCCGTTCGCGTGGAGCGCAAGGGCGAGGGCGATGCCCGCGATACTGATGGTCTGGAGTAGGTCGATCATCTTCCGTTCCTTCCGGTGAGTTTGTCGACGAGGGCGGCGAGTAGGAACGCGCCGATGAGAATCCCCGCGAGTGTGAGTACGATCTTCCAGTCTCCGCTCGTCACGAGTTCTCCTCCTGCTCTCGGAGCGCGTCCTGCGCCCGCTTCTTACGGTGAACCGTCGCGACGTCCGTCGGACGGAAGGTCCGCATCCCGCCGTGCGGGATCGTCCCGTTCGAGGCGATCGGTCCCCAACCGGTGACCTCTCCGTTCGGTCGGATCGCCTTGAGCCTGAACCTGCCTCCGCCGGTGACCGTGAACTCGTCGTCGAGTTCGAGGTGCCTGCCGTCGGGGAGCGTCGTCGCGACGTCCCACTCGGAGCGGGGAACCTCGACGGTCGCGGGTCGTGCGGTCTCGACGGCGGTCTGCTCGACCGGTGCGGGCTCGGGCTCGGGCTCGGGTGTCGAGTCGTCGAGCGCGGCTCGGCACTTCGAGGCGAGGTTCCGGAGACCGCGTGCCGTGGTCCGGTAGCCGAGCGCCTCCCGGCCATCGTCGACTTCCTCCGCGAGGTCGTCGAGCCACCCGGAGCGGTACTCCGCCTCGTCTGCCATCGCCTCGATCATGTCCCGTCCTCGAAGGGTGACGACTCGTCCGTTCTTCGTCGACCTCCCGGAGTCGACGGCGTCGATCACGGGAGCGAGCCGGGCGAGCGCCGGGTCGTCCGAGTCGTGCGCTCCTCGGGCGTCCGCGAAGCCGGGCTCCAACTCGTCGAGCCCGGCGGGGCGAATCTTGATCGTGACCTCCATCACTTCACCTCCGAGCGGGTCGCGAGGAAGGTGTAGAAGTCGAGCGTCAGGCGGAGTTCGTCGACGCTGTTGTGCGACTCGCGGATGTCGTAGCCCTGCTCGTTGAGGAACCGCGCGAGGGACCGACCGGCGGAGTAGGCCGCGTACTTCGACTTCTTCGTGGGCATCCGGTTGAGTCCCTTCTCCCACGCGGCGAAGGCGGTCGCGAACTCCGGCGAGTTCTGGCCGTAGGTCTCGCGGGCGTCGGCGAGGTTGTCGCAGAGGGTCATCCACTTATCGAAGCGCTTGATCCACTGGTCGAGAATCTTGGCGTTCTCGGCGGCGTTGGCCTTCTGGAAACTCTCGGTGCTGGTAGTGACGGTGATGCTGGTCATGGGATGCTCCTTCCGGTTCGTCGTATCTCCCACGAACACAAGTATAGCGCAGACTCCGCGTGTCCCCACACATACAGGCGAGAAATATCGGTAGCCCTTCTCCGGGGCGGGCGCTACAACGGCGCGAGCCCGACCGCGCCTACCATCAGCGGTCAGTAGTGCGCTCGTCGCCGCAGGTGTCCACCGTGACCGTCAGTCGCTCACGACTCCTGCGCCTACCTATCGAGGAGACAGGACCGGATGAAGTTCAGAGTGACAGGCGGACCCGAGGGCGATCGAGGGATCGACTCCGGCGGTCGCCGTTACGAGCCGGGCGACATCATCGAGATGACTCAGGCGAAAGCCCAATGGCTGATCGACAAGGGACTCCTCGAAGCCGAGAACGGTAAGAGCGTCAAGTCCGCACCGGCACCTGAGCCGGAACCCGCACCCGAGCCCGACGTCGACGACGACATCCTCGATGACCTCGACGACGACGACCTCGACGACTTCGATGAGGAGATCGACTGATGCCCACGTTCGTTCACGGTAAGGGAACCGAGGTCCTGCTCGACGAGTTCGACCTGTCGTCCTACTTCAACTCGGTCGACACCTCCCGGTCGACTGACACCGCGGAGACGACAGCGTTCGGCTCGTCGTCGAAGTCGTACATCGTCGGACTGACCGACGGCACCCTCTCCCTCTCTGGGATGTTCGCGCAGGACACCGACGGCTCCGACGAGGAACTGTCCGCGATCCTCGGCTCGACCACGACCCCGGTCATCACCGTGAACCTCGAATCAGGGACGATCGGCAACCGGGCGGTCGTCGCGAAAGCCCATCAGACGTCGTACGCGATCTCGTCGCCGGTAGCGGACATCGTGACGGTGACCGCCGACTTCAACGCCTCGACTGACGGCACCGCGAACCTCACCTACTCGATTCAGTCCGGTGTTCAGTTGACTACCGGCGCGTCGATCGCGTTCGGGTCGCTCGGCGACCTCGCCTCGGTCGACAAC